GCGGTCACACCGTCTACTTTACGTCCACCGCACGCTTGTTTACCAAGATTCGCGGAACATGGTCGCGCAACTCCGAGCTTACCGAAGAACAGATGCTTCGCCAGTTCGAGTCGATCGATTTGATGATTCTCGACGAGATCGGATTGCAGCGCGGCACCGACGACGAGCAACGCACGCTGCACGAGCTGCTAGAGGCGCGCAGGCTCAATTGCAAGCCCACCATCCTGCTGACAAACCTCGACGTACCGAGCCTGAAGGCGTATCTCGGCGAGCGCTTCATGGACCGCCTGAGCGAATCTGGCGTAAGCGTGAAGTTTGATTGGGAGAGCCACCGGCGAGCATCGCGCGACGTGGGCGGCCTTGATTCGGAGGCAGCATGATTCCAGCCCGCATCAGCGATTACCTCAGCACGCAGCCCGAGGGCGCCACCGTTCAGCAGATCGCCGACAGCATCGACATTACGGCTCAGAAGGTGCGCCAGGCACTATCGCGACTTGAAACCAGCGGCAAGGTGAAATGCAACGGCCGCCGCGATAGATCGGGCTGCATTTGGTTTAGCACGCGCGAGGATACGCCGCCAGTGTTTCGAGCGATGGAGACGCTACGGGCGATGCAAGACGCTTGCCGTGCGCGATTGATGGCTAACGAGATGGAGGCGGCATGACATACAGCATCGAAACACATCGTCGCGTGTATGACGACGACAACGGCAACTTCCTGACCATTCGCCCATCGCCCGATTTCCCCGATGGGAATGTGTGCCTGATGACTGAAGGCGAAGAGAAAGAATACTTCGGCGAGATCCGCCTTGATCTGCCAGTAGAGATGATGCGCAAGATCGCCGAAGCGCTGATCGCGGCGTGTGACGAAGCGGAGGCCGCATGAGTCCCGCCCTGTACTGGTGGCTGTTCTTGAACGTCATGGCGCGGGCGTGGTCTATCCCGGCGCCGAAGCCCGAGCAGAAAAAGGAGGAAGCGTGAGGACAGAAATCATCGGCGAGGCCACGCTGTATTTAGGGGATTGTCGCGAGATCCTGCCGACGCTTGATCGCGTCGATTCGGTTATTACCGACCCACCATACGGGATTGGGATTGCAGCAAACCCGGTTCGCCAAAAACACGAAAAGCTAGATTGGGACGCCAAGCCCATCAATAGCGACGACATCAATGCGCTTCTCGCGCTATCCGATCGGCAAGTCATTTGGGGCGGCAACTACTTTCAACTGCCGCCGACGCAGTGCTATTTGGCATGGGACAAGATGCAGCCGGAAAACTTCTCGCTTGCCATGTTCGAGCTTGCATGGTGCAGCTTCCAGAAGCCCGGAAAGATGTTCCGTATGTCTGTCACTTCTTATCCAAAGGAGCACCCAACGCAAAAGCCCGTCGAACTTATGGAGTGGTGCATTAAACAGGCCGGCATGCCGCTGTCCATCCTTGACCCATACATGGGCTCGGGAACCACAGGCGTCGCCGCCGCGCGCATGGGGCGCGAGTTTATCGGCATCGAGCGCGAACCAAAGTATTTCGACATCGCCTGCAAGCGCATCGACGAGGCTCAGCGTCAGGTGTCGTTATTCGAGCCGCCGCCCACAGTCAAGCACGAGCAAACGGGACTGTTTGCGTGAGCAAGCCATTACGCCAATACGAATACAAAGACCCTCTTGAGGTCTTGATAACGCGCGAGGAACGAACATGCAAGGGCTGCGTCTGGAGTGTCGGGAAAATCACGTTCGGGGAACGCTCACTTTGCGCAAAGCTGCGCGTGATGACGAAGCGATGCGCGGAGTACCGCTGTTCGCAAGCATGGAGGCAGCACTATCGTTCGCGCATCTCTGGCGGGCAACGTCAGGAGTAAAGGCGAGCGAGATCAAGGAATTCGTCGGCAAGGAAGGCGGCATGATCCTATCCGCGAGCGAGAAACGGGCGCAGGCGCGGCTGATCCTCGATGTCATAGCCTCGCATACCTCGCTCGATCAACGGGCGCTCCTAGACGCGGAATACGGCGGCGAGAACGGCGAGCGACACGCGGCGATCGGTCGGCTCGAACACCTGTTCGCCGGCATCGTGCGCAATCGGGCCGTCATTCGCCTGATGCTGATGCGCGAGTTCGTGTACGGCGCGCACTACTGCCCTTCCGCGCAGCACATCGCCGACGAGTGCGGAGTAAGCCGAAGCACCGCATACAACGCAGCTACGAAGATCGGGCCGGCGATCGCAGAGCTGCGCCAAGCGACGCACGAGAAGTTACGACCGGCGTTCGAGCGGCGCGGGTGGCTGGCGCGAGAAGAAACGTAGGCGATCGCACAAATATTTGTGCGAAGTCGCTTGCGTTGTTAATACTTCGCGTGTATTATTCACTCATGCGCTGAACGACGCACACCAACCGGAGAGAGGGGAGTGAATCACTACCTGGTTTTCTACGCGATTGCTTACAACGAAGTCGCGCATTACATCATGACCGCGGACGATCTCGCTCAGGCAAAGCGTATCGCCCGAAGCATCTACGGCGATCGGTTCATCAGCCTTATCCGCCACTACTAACAACACCGCGCCCGGTACGCCGGGCCTTACAGGTCGAAACCGCTTCGGCGGTCTGCGCGTAAGGCGCGCACTGATGAGACCACAACAACAAACCAGAAGGAAACGTCGATGAAACCGCAAAACATCTCCCGCAACGGCTTATTACGCCGTCTTGAAGCCTTCCGCCCGCAACAAGCTCCTGTTGCGCGTAAAAATTTGTCTGCAATGGATACACTGGCTGCTTCAGTTCCTAAGTCAGTGTTCATGCAAGAACTGCGCAAGGCCGGCGACGAGCATCTTTGCCCAGTCGCCGAACTGATCGAACTCCATCGACAGGTGCAGATCGCGGAGAAGGTGCCGGACATGTACGCCCTTCTGATGAATTTCGATCTGGAATGGCGTCGCTTTTCATCGATGTTTCCTGAAGCCGCCGCTGATGGCTGGCTCTCCCTCCTTGTGAACCGTGCGCGCGTCCTGCGCGATGAAATCGACGAGATCAGCCATGCGGGCCGCAATTGATTGGGCGATCGCCGCGCTGATCTGCTTCGGCGGCAGCGCTTGGGCGGCACACGAAAACCTGAGGCTGCTGACATGAGCGACTGGCAGCAACAAATCGAATGCGAAGAACAGCAACTTTACGAGCAAGAACGAACAGGAGAAGCAAATGAGCATCGCAACTTTGATTTTGGGCGAGAGCGGAACCGGCAAGTCGACCAGCTTGCGAAATCTCAACCCGGCAGAAACCCTCTTGATCCAAGCGATTAAGAAGCCGTTGCCCTTCCGCGCGAAAGGCTGGTCGTATCGCACGAAGGAAAACCCGGTCGGCAACATCTTCGTTACCGACAAGGCCGACCAGATCATCACGCTGATGAGCAAGACGCAACGAAAGGTCGTCGTGTTCGACGACTGGAATCTGATGATGACAAACGAGTTCATGCGCCGAAGCGCTGAAACGGGGTTCCAGAAGTTCAGCGAGATCGGAAAGAGCGCATGGGACGTGATGATGTCTGCCTCTGTCCTGCCTGACGACGTGCGCGTGTACTTCCTCGGCCATGTGTCGACCGACGAACTCGGCCACGTCCGCGCCCGCACGATCGGCAAGATGCTCGACGAGAAATGCCCGGTCGAGTCGCTTTTCACGATCGTACTTCGAGCGGCGCTCATCAACGGCCAACACATTTTCAGCACGCAAAACAACGGATCCGACACCTGCAAGTCGCCGATCGACATGTTCGCCGATCAGCACATCGACAACGATCTTGCAGCAGTAGACGCGGCTATCACCGACTTTTACGGCATCACCCAACCGGCTACGGCCTAACTCAAAAAGGAAACAAACGACATGTACGCACTGAACAACGAATCCGCACAAGCCGCGCGCAAGGCCGAGCAACGCACCAGCTTTATCGACGAGAAAGGCAAGTATGTTGGCAAGTTCACACGCGCAGAGGACATCACCGCATCGAGCGGAACGCGTGGCATCGCCTTCACCTTCGAGACTGACGACGGGCAGAAGTCGAACTTCTCTATCTACACGATCAAGTCGAACGGCGAAAAGCTCGGCGACTACGGCACGCTCATGGCGATCATGACCGTCCTCGGCGTGCGCGACATCAAGCCGGCAAAAGCCGTGTCGACGGTATGGGACAAGGAAGCCGGCGGCAACGTACAAAAGACGCTGACTCAGTTTCCCGAACTGCTGAACAAGCCGATTGGCGTCCTCTTGGCGATGGAGGAATACGCCAAGAAGCAAAACGGTGTTGAAACTGGCGAGACCGGCTGGAGCGTCCGACTGAATGCCGTGTTCCAGGCTGACACCGAATTGACGGCAGCCGAAATCCTCGACCGGAAGACGAGCCCGGCGAAGCTGCCCTTGCTGGTTGCCGCCCTGCGCGATCGTCCGCTGAAGAAGTCGGCAGGACAACAGCAGTATGCGCCGGCCGGTGGCCCGAGCGACTTCGATGATTCGGGAATCCCGTTCTAACCAACAACGACCGCGCCGCTAGCACGCTCTAGCGGCGCACCAAGGGGAACAAGCATGGAGACATTGAGTGAGTGGCACCCGAGAGAAATTACGCCGGTTCATGTCGGCGTGTACGAAGTGCGAGTGAAGGCAAACGGCAAGATCGTGCGTTGGTTCAGCTACTGGGACGGGAGACGATGGTCGCTTTCCGCATCGACACCAGAGCAAGCGAGCATCTATATGTACACCCGCAGCGATGCAGCAGAGCACGCAGGCGGGTTTGAATGGCGCGGATTGAAGGAGAAAGCAGAATGAAGCGAAGCAAAGAAGAAGACGCGATCATGAGCCGGATCGCGAATCTGGAAACCGAACTGAAACGCCAGAACAAGCTGCTCGAAGAAGAACGCTACCGCAACGCGGGCATCGCGATAGGCGACATAGTGGTGTGCAAAGGCGAGCGGTTCCGCGTGGCCGAGGTGAAGACGTTTAGTTACGGTTCGGTATGGGTAGTCGGCAACGCAAAGAAGAAAGACGGATCTTGGGGCACGGCGCGAAAGGCGCTGTATAGCGACTGGGAAAAGGAGCAAGCATGAATCGCTTAGACAACACCGTACCCGTCATCGCCGTTTCGCTCGATCACATTCGCGAGCAGATCCGCATAGCAGAGATCGACGTTGCGGAAGCCACAATGCGCAGAGACATGCTGCGATTCATCCTGGAGCTGCGCCAGCAGGATGATCCGGTAGAGCAAGCGCACCGCAATCGTACCGCTGCGATCATAGCGAAATTTTATGCGTGAATAATACTCGCCATGCTTTATTTCGTGGCAATATTCTAGAACGGATACGCCCGATGCTTTATGTCTGGCGATGACAAAAAGGAGCCGAGATGGAAACGAAACACACACCTGGGCCGTGGCACGCGGTCGACAACAAACAGTTTTGGGAAATAAGGACGTCGGATTGGGAGCGCAGCGGAGAACAGATCGGCGACGCGTGCGCATCATGCTTCATCGACGGTCATAAAGATAATCCCGTAGCAGAAGCCAATGCGCACCTGATGGCAGCCGCGCCGGATTTGTTCGCGGCCCTGACTGCGCTGATGGGCGATCACGGCGGATCAATCGGCGTATCTCGCACTGATGAGCGAGCGCTGGCGGCACTGGCAGCTATCGCCAAGGCAACCGGAGAGAAAGCATGAGCAACCTTTTCGAGATCGCAGCGGAGTACCGCGCGGACGTAGCAAAGCTGGAAGACCTGGAGCTAGACGATCAAACGTTCCTCGACACGATGGAAGCCATCGGCGGGGATCTGGAAACAAAGGCGATGAATACCGCATTCGCCGCGAAGAATCTCGAAGCAACCGCAGCGCAGATCAAAGAGCACGCGAAAGCGATGGTCGAGCGCGCGAAGGCGCTGGAGAACCGAGCAGAGCGCATCCGCAAGTACCTGCTCGATGGCCTCACGCTGGCGCAGGTGGAAAAGGTGGATACGCCCTACTTCCGCATCAAGATCGCGCTCAATCCGCCGAGCGTGCAGATTGCAGACGAATCGCTGATTCCGGATGCGTACAAAACGGAACCGGAGCCGCCCAAGCCGATGCCGGACAAGAAGCTGATCGCGGCGGCGCTGAAAGATGGATTCGAAGTACCGGGTTGCTCGCTCGTTCGCGGGCGCCGTTTGGATATTAAGTGAGGAAACCATGACGCCAGAACAAAAAATCAAGCACCTGATCCTTATTCGCTACGCGGAACTGAACAAGAAGCCTGCGCCGGAAAACGTCACCGCCGAGAACATCGACGAACTATACGACGAGACGAACGGCGACGACTACGAGCTTCAAGACGCAATCAGCGACGTGCGTTGCAGCGGCGAGGAAACCGGCCTTTCTTGCGACTGGTCGCGCCACTACGAATCTGACGCTGTAGCAGCTAAGGCGCCGGATGGCTCATGGGTCGGCTGGACCTACTGGTACGGCGGCGGCAAGCACGGCGAGCCGGAGGCTATCGACTGGATCGAAGACGCATACGACGTGATCGTGACCGGCGAGAAGACCATCGTCCAGCGCATTTTCGCCAAAGCATAACCGAGAACAACCATGTCCACGTCAATCACGATCTTAGCCAACGGCTACATGGAAATCACCTGTGTCAATCCTGAAGCCGAGCCGCTACGCCGGCATTACGTGATCCGGCGCACGGTCGATTACCGGTCGATCCCTTGGTGCTAGGCGTGGACAGGGACGAATGCTTACGCCGCTTTATGCAGGCAGTGAGAGACGGACGCCGAGGCGACTACGGCAGCTCTAAGGCGATCGTCGAGAGCGTGAGGCAGAGAGGCGGTAACGAGGCCGCCGAGCGGGCGAAGAAGGAAGTTTGGGCCTACATAAAAAGCGAGAAAAAAGCGTGAAATTTGCCTACGCAGACCCGCCCTACCTGGGCTGTTCGCTCAAGTTCTACGGCGATCATCCGTACGCGCAAGTGTACGACTCCACGGAAGGCCATCGGGCGCTAATCGAGCGCCTGTGCGACGAATACAAAGACGGCTGGGCGCTCTCAATGACGAGCGGAAACATGCACGACCTGCTTCCACTCTGCCCTCGCGAGTCTCGAATCATGGCTTGGGTAAAGCCGTTTGCAGCATTCAAGCCGAATGTTGGCGTCGCCTACGCATGGGAACCAGTCATCGTCATGGGCGGCAGGAAGCGCACCCGCCAGCAGGATACGGTACGTGACTGGTGTGCTGTGAATATCACGCTCAAGCGCGGCTTCACCGGAGCGAAGCCGGCCGAATTCGTGTTCTGGCTGATGGACGTGCTGAACGTTCAGGAAGGCGACACGGTAGACGATTTGTTTCCAGGATCTGGCGCGGTGCAAGCAGCCATCGATGCTTACTTCGGCGCGATGACTGGGCATGTGCAAGAGGGGTTATTTGCAGACGAGAACGCATCATGAAATACGCAGCCAAAGCAGACCGCAATCAGCCCGAAGTCGTCGCAGCGTTACGCAAGATCGGCGCGAAGGTTGTACCGACCCACACAGTCGGACAGGGCTTTCCTGATCTTGTCGTTGAATACGAAGGACGCACGTTCCTGCTCGAAATCAAAGACGGAACAAAGCCGCCGAGCGCGCGCAAGCTGACGCCTGCGCAGGAAGAATTTCACGCCGCATGGTCAGGCGAGATTTACGTCGTTGAGACGATCGAGCAAGCGATTGCAGTCACCTGTCAATGGCAGGGCGCATGATGGACAAGCACATCATCATCCTAAACGAGAGCAACCGCCGCTTCGCTATCGGCGCCGTGACGCATCGCCCTGATGGTCACATTCTCACCCTCTCCGAGCCGACACGCACGCTCGACCAGAACGCGAAGCTGTGGCCGATGCTGGCTGACGTATCGCGCCAGGTTAATTGGTACGGCCAGAAGCTGACGCCCGAAAACTGGAAAGACGTCTTCACGGCTTCGCTCAAGGGGCAGAAGGTCGTTCCCGGTATCGACGGCGGATTTGTGGTCTGCGGCCAGCGGACTAGCACGATGGGCAAGAAGCTGTTTTCCGACTTGATCGAACTCATGCATGCATTCGGCGCGCAGCATGGCGTTCGCTGGAGTGCGCCGGCAAGTTACGCGGAGTACGCAGCATGACGGGGAAAGAACAAATCTTATCGCTCCTGCAATCAGGCGCATACACGCGGATCGACATTCAATCTATCGTCAAAATGACGACGGGCGGCACGAACAAGGCGATCAAGCAATTGCGCGATGAACGCCGGGTTTACATCGACGGATGGGAGCGACGCGACGGGCGATCAGGGAACCATCTACCGCTTTATCGAGCAGGCAGAAAGCGCGATGCCGCCCCCCTTCCTCGATTGACAAAATCGGAGACGAGCAAGATCTATCGACGCCGGCATGCGGCGGTTTTGAAGACGCGACGAGCGGCAAGAACGGGGAAGCCGATCAATCCGTTTGCGCAACTTCTGTGGAGCCAGCAATGAAGCATCGAGCCACCAAGCGCGAAAGCGCATACATGGGTCGCGTCGCCGAAATGGCTTGCATCTGCTGCACCCTTCTCGATCGCCATCAGCAGTCTAAGACCGATGTGCATCACATTCGCACCGGGCAAGGTGGCGCGCAGCGAGCGGGGAATTTCCTTGTGCTGCCGCTCTGTCACGACGACTGCCACCAGGGGCCGAACGGCATCCACGGCGACCAGACGTATCTGCGCATCCTGAAATGCACAGAACTTGACCTTTTGAACGCAACGCTCGATCGCCTCAACTCATGAAAAACACAATCAACATCGGCCGTCAGCCGGAAACGATCTCTCCGCACGAGCTGGCAGACGCCATGCAGGCAGGACGCGCCTACTCGCAAGAAGAAGTAATGGGCTTGCTGCCGGGACGCCCACGCGCCTGCGTGCGCGACACGCTGCATTTGATGGTGCAAAAAGGCATGGTATGGCGCAACAACAGCAAGCGCGGCGCGATCACGTTCGAGTTATTGGAAGGTGAGCAACTTCGGGAGGCGATCGACAGCAAGACGAAGCGCGCCGAACCGCCCGCATGGATGAGCAAGAACCTCGTCGGCTACGAGCGATCGCAGAACGGCTTCCGCGATCTGTGTTTACTCGCGCGAAAATAATACATCAGACGCTTGCGTTCCAGATACGTCACAGGTATTATTCATCGCAATGCAGGAACAACAATAACCACACAACAGAAGGAACCAGCATGCACAAGAACTCGACTCGCTTCTTATTACGCACGTCCGTCTACGTGGCCGCCTTCTTCACACACGGCCGACAGAGGTTATAGCGTCGGTCGTATCTAAAGCAGACAACCACGCCCCGGTGCTACGCGCGCCAGGTTAGCGAAACACCTATTGCGAGAGAGAAATGACTGACGAACAGATTGCAGCACTGCGCAAAGCATCAGCCGTGCTATGCGGAACCGGCTATCACGACGAGGCCAGCGTCATCAATGGCCTTCTCGCCACCCCCGCCCCTCTCTCAGATGAACCGGTGGCGGTGGAATGCCGCAAGTGTTTTCGGTGCGGTCACGATGCTCATCTTGGGCAGTGCGTGAACGTAGCGCCGACTCCGAGCGACAAGCAAGAGGCGGTGAATGGCATCCCGGCAACCCTTCGGCATGACGAAGGTGCAATTGCTCGCTGCTCCTACTGCGGTCGCTATTCGCTCGACCCTAAGACGCTGAGCAACCGTCAGCCGAAATGCGACTGCGGCGAGCAGCATGGATGGAGCGGAAGTTTCAAGAAGCCCGGCCCTGATTCGAAATGGAGCGGAGCCGCCCCTCTCGCCCAGTCCGCAGAGCAAGACAGGATTGATGCGGAGCGGTATCGACATATTCGAAAGATGCTAGACCCTCTCTTCTCGGCGGAAGAATACGACGCCAACATCGACGCCGCGATCAAGGGAGCGAGCAAATGACGGACGAACAGAAAGCAGCGCTCGATCTGGCAATCCTGAATCTCAGGACTCACGGCGACGATCAGTTGCTTCGTGCTGTCGAGCCGCTGATCGAGTTTTACGAATCCCGTGTATTGGCGGAGAGGAAGGAGCCGGTTGCGTGGGTCCGCTATCGCAGCGACGGCGGATTCGAAGGCCCGATCATGGACAGCGACGCGCGGATGTGTGACACGCGCAGGAGCTTTTGGACGCCGCTGTTCACCCACCCCACGCCGGATGATGCAAGCATTCAGGAGCGAATCCCGAAAGGCTGGTGCCTCTATGCATGCGATTTCTCTATTCAAGGTTCGCCGGGCAGCGTGACGTTGAAGAGAGACAAGGAAGGTGTGAGTTGGTGGTTCTCGCTTCCGGAATATCGGCGAGAAAAGACTGATCTTTTTTTGTACGGACGCGGCAAGACGATCGAGGAAGCGCTCGACGCCGCCATCGACCGAGCAAGGCAATCCGGGGAGGAAGGGAAATGAGAAAGCGAACAGTACGGAAATACGTCGCCACAAAAGACGTAATCAGCACCCTTTTCAACGGTGACTTACCGCTACAAGGTGACGAGCGCACGAACGTCCTGACGTCTGTCCA